CTTTATTTTAGAATGTTCTAGTTGTAATGAATCTAGAATAATACTTTTTAAAAACTTTCTAGGACACAAAAGTAAAAATTTTAGAATGTTCTAGTTGTAATGAATCTAGAATAATACTTTTTAAAAACTTTCTAGATGAACAAAGTAAAAATTTTATAATGTTCTAGATGTAATGAATCTAGAATAATACTTTTTAAAAACTTTCTAGATGAACAAAGTAAAAATTTTATAATGTTCTAGATGTAATGAATCTAGAATAATACTTTTTAAAAACTTTCTAGATGAACAAAGTAAAAATTTTATAATGTTCTAGATGTAATGAATCTAGAATAATATGTTTTAAAAACTTTCTAGTGTGCAAAAGTAAAAATTTTAGAATGTTCTAGTTGTAATGAATCTAGAATAATATGTTTTAAAAACTTTCTAGGACACAAAAGTAAAAATTTTAGAATGTTCTAGTTGTAATGAATCTAGAATAATATGTTTTAAAAACTTTCTAGATAAACAAAAGTAAAAATTTTAGAATGTTCTAGTTGTAATGAATCTAGAATAATATGTTTTAAAAACTTTCTAGATGGACAAAATAAAAAAATAAAATTGATTTAGAGAGATAAAAGTTTTCATTTAGTATTAAATAAAATAATTAAAATAATATTTATTAATGACTTTTAAATTTAGAGAAGATGATATTGCTAATATAAATGCTAGTAAATCAATGACATTTCAAATTATAGATTGGAGATCCTATGATTATAAGATACCATTTGATGCTGAAACAAAAAAACATGGTAGTGAAACGAGTTATCGTAAGGAGTTTCGTGTTCAATTGTTTGGTGTTACAGCTAAAGGCAGATCAGTATCAGCAACTCTTACAGACTTTAATCCATATTTTTATGTTAAAATACCAGAAAATTGGACTAATGTTCAAGTGCAACAAATGATTAGTTCATTGAATCAGATTGTACCAACGTGGGAACGTAATTCTTTGATATCAAATGTGATTGTAAATAAGAAGAAATTTAGAGGATTTACTAATAACACTTATTATCCTTTTGTTGAACTAAAATTCAAAAGTTTATCTGGTTTCAATCAATACAAAAGAGCTTTAGAAAACCCACTAAATATGCCAAACGGTAAAAAGGTTCGGTTATCATTATATGAGTCTAACTTAGAACCTATAATGAGAGTAATGCATATTTTAAATATTGAACCAGCCGGTTGGGTCACCATTAATAAATATTTACTTTGTGAAGATCAATTGAGCACATGTCAAATTGATATTATAACAAAATATACTCAAGTTAAAAAAGCTGATAGAAGTGATATTGCTCCTTTAATCATAGCATCTTTTGATATTGAGTCAGATAGTAGTCATGGTGATTTTCCTCAAGCAAAAAAGGGATATACTAAATTGGCGACTGATATAATAAATCATTATTTCAAAACTAAAAGTAAGATAGGTAAATTACAGAAAAGTAATAATAATGCGGATGCTTTAAAAGAACTCGAAAATATGGTTAGTGATAAAATAAGTTATTTTTATAAATTAATTGAATCCGCATTTGTATTAGATTCTCCTTTCAGAAAAGAAGAAATAAATTTTATTTATACTAGAAACTCCGAAAAACCTACAAGAGACGATATATTTGGTATTATTAAAGAAGTAATCAAAATTTGTGATCGCAATATCATTAAAATAAAAGGAACTCGAGAATTAAAAGAAGTTGTTCAGAAAGTTTTACGAAAATGGAACAAGGAAAAGATTGAATCAACAAATAATGATAGTATTTACTATTTAGAGGAATTAGTATTAAAATACGCAAAAAAATATAATGTGGATTATTCTGAGTTATATACCAAGATTTTTACTAAAGATGTATTAAGTAGTCTATTAACATCTTTATTTGATAAAACATTTCCAGAAGTTGAAGGTGACCCAGTTATTCAAATCGCTACTGTAGTATTTGTATATGGACAACCTGATATATCATATAAACATATAGTAACATTAAAGAGTTGTGATAAGATAGAAGGTGCCGAAGTAGTAGCATGTGAGACAGAGGATGAGGTATTGTTAGAATGGACTAAATTTATTCAACGATTGGATCCAGATATTATGACTGGATATAACATTTTTGGTTTCGATTATTCTTATTTGTATTACAGAGCACAAGAATTGGATTGCATTGAAGATTTTTCAAAATTAAGTAGATTACCAGATTATCAATCAATATTATTTGAAAAGAGTTTATCATCCGCGGCTCTAGGTGATAACACATTGAGATTTATTGATATGACTGGACGTGTTCATATCGATTTATTGAAAGTGATTCAACGAGATCACAATTTAGGATCTTATAAATTAGATAATGTTGCAGAACATTTTATAAGTGGTAAAATTAAAGATTATGATCCTAAAGATCCGTCTTGGATTCAAATAGATAATTCTAAAGAGATTGATAAAGGAAATTATGTTATAATAACACAGACTAAAGATGGCAAAAAATTTAATCATGGTGACAAACTCAAAGTTCTTGACAAAACATCTAAAATTAAAATAAAAACTAACCCAGATGGTACTACTGAAGAAAAAAAATATGATTGGATAAAACTAGATGTTGATTTTGATCCATCTTGTCTCAATAAAAGTCCCAAATGGGGATTAGCCAAAGATGACGTCAATTATAAAGAAATCTTTAGATTACAAAAAGAAGGGGGTTCATCTGGTAGATGTATCATTGCAACATATTGTATTCAAGATTGTGTGTTATGTATTCGTATTATGAGAAAACTAGAAATTATTGCGAATAATATCGGTATGGCTAATGTATCTAATGTACCATTTTCATATATTTTTCTAAGAGGTCAAGGTGTTAAAATTTTTAGTTTAGTTGCTAAAGAGTGTCGCAGTCAGGATTTTCTTATTCCAGTATTGAACACAGCACCTCATGGAGATGAAGATGAAAAAGGAAAAGAAATTAAAGCACGCATTAAGAACTTGGATTCACCACACAATGACGATGATAATAATGAAGATGATCATGATGATGGACCAAAACATTTCAGAAAAGGTGGTGATGATCAAGATTATATAATCGGAGCAGCCCTAGATAATACCGGAAATAATGATTATATACCAGATGATGATGATGGTTATGAAGGTGCTATCGTTTTAGATCCAACACCTGGTATTTATCTTGAAGAACCTATATCAGTCTTAGATTATAGTTCATTGTATCCATCATCTATGATTAGTGAGAATTTATGTCATACATCAATTGTATTGGATTCAAAGTTTGATAATTTGCCTGGATATACATATTTGAATGTAGAATATGATATTAAAAAATGGATAGATCCGGAGAAAAAATCATTAGGTAAAACGACAGTAGGCAAGAAAACATGTCGTTATGCACAATTTCCAGATGATCCAGATGGAAAACCAGTTAAGGGTATTATTCCTATGATTTTGCAAAAGTTATTAGCTGCTCGAAAAGTATGTAAGAAAAAAAAAGATGCTGAACCAGATCCATTTAAAGCATCAGTTTGGGATGGTTTACAATTAGCATATAAAGTCACCGCCAATTCATTATATGGTCAAATAGGTGCTAAAACTAGTCCAATTTATTTAAAGGATGTGGCTGCATCAACGACAGCAACTGGGAGACGCTTATTAACTTTAGCAAGAGACTTCGTAGAATCTAATTTTGAGGGTGCGAAAGTTATTTACGGGGATACTGATTCGATCTTTATTAAGTTTAAATTATTTGATGATAATGGAAACCCTTTGAGTGGTATTCCGGCTTTACAGAAATCGATTGAGTTGGGGATTCAAGCTGATAAACTGATTCAAAAATATTTAAAACATCCTCATATTTTGGAATATGAAAAAACATTTTATCCATTTATCCTATTTACTAAAAAAAGATATGTTGGTAATTTGTATGAAACAGATGTCAATGAATATGTTCAAAAAAGTATGGGGATTGTACTTAAAAGACGTGATAATGCCCCTATAGTAAAATATATATTTGGTGGTATTATTGATGTTATTATGAATCATAGATCACTGGAAGCATCCGTAGATTTCTTAAAGAAAGCTTTAGAACAAATGTTAGATGGCAAATTTGATCTACAAATGTTAGTAATTTCAAAAACATTAAGATCATTTTATAAAGATCCTGAATCTATTGCTCATAAAGTATTAGCTGATAGAATGGGTGAAAGAGATCCTGGTAACAAACCACAATCTAATGATCGTATACCTTATGTGTATATAAATTATAATCAACCAGATCCGAAACAAAAGGTTTTACAAGGTGATAAGATTGAATCCTATCAATATGTAGTTGATCAAAAATTAGAACCAGATTACCTAGTTTACCTAGAAAATCAAATTATGAAACCAGTTAGTCAAATATATGAGTTAGCTGTAACACAATTGAAAGGATGTGATAAAGCACCAGATTATTATGAAGAACTAGAAAAATATTTAAATAATACATTAGATAATGTTGATTTAGTTAAGACTAAAATCCAAAAAGAAAAACAAAAAGAGATTAATAGATTGATATTTGCTGAAGCTTTGAGACGAGCCACTCGTCAAAAGACTAATATTGGTGATATTACTGATTTTATTGGTGAAACTACTACTGATAAAGATTCTACAACAACATCAACAGTTAAAATTATTCAAAAAGCACCTACATTTAAAAATAAAACAACACAATCTATTACAAATTTTATGGTTAATACAGATAAAGATAATACTGTAACTACTGTAACTTCTTCTAGTGGATCTCAAAAAGTTACTGGAAAAAATAAATCTAGTAAAAAGAAAATAGAAAGTAAAAAAACGTATGAGGTGAAATCAATAACTGATTGGTTAAAATAATCTAGAATAATTATTTAAGAAGACCAAAATTTCCATCTTGATTTTTTTTCATTTTTCTTATGACTCGTTTTTTTTGATTTGTTTGATCTAGTAGAATTAGAATTATCCTCTCTCAAACTAAAAATTCCACTAGTTAAATCAACTTCTCTAAAATCATTTTGCGGTAATTCACTCAATAAATGATGTTGTGACTCAATTTGACCCGGAATTAACCTTTCTATTGATCTAGTTAAATTATTTATTCTTTCATCCAATCTAGAAAATCTTTCACTAATATCACTACTCACACTATTATTCATATTATTATTCATATTATTATTCATATTATTATTCATATTATTATTCATATTATTATTCATACTACTATTTTCACTAGGAGTTGTTGTTTGTGCTGTTGATGTTGTTTGTGCTGTTGATGTTGTTTGCGTATTTTGTGTTGTTTGTGTATTTTGTGTTGTTTGTGTATTTTGTCTGGTGGGGTCAATTGGTAATGGAAATAAATTCGGAAAACGACTATTTAGAGCAGTCAAGTTAGGTGGTTGTCTTTGAATATTTCTTCTTGGTACTCTAGGTATAGATGTGTTAATAAATGTAGGTGGTTGTCCTTGACGATGATATTCAATATTAATAATACCTTGTCCTGGGGTTTCTTGTATTTGATTAAGTAAACCACTTATAATACCATTAAGTGAATTAGAAGAATTTCCAGAATTATTTAAAGGTGAACCAATACGCTGATTAACTAAATGTGCAGTAATATCACGATGACGCCCATTATAGAATATATTTCTTAACATTTCATCAAAATCATTCCGATTATTCGCATTCGTACCAATATTAGTACTAGTATTTTCATTAGATTGACGATTTGTATTTGGTCCAATAGTATTAGAATCATCAGAGGTGTCAGTCGAAGGAACACTGTCTCTTAAATCATGATTGCATTCTGGACATCTAGTATTATTTTCTAACCATTTGTCTAAACAAGCTTGATGAAAAATATGTGAGCAATGATTAATAGTTCTTATGACTTGACCATTTTGATAATTTTGCTGGCAAATACTACAAAGACCTTCTTCTTCAGATGCATTTCCTTCAGAATTATCATTATCATTATCATTGTTATTATTATTATTATTATATACACTTATAGTGGTTGTTATGCGTAATAGTTCAATACTGGAACCAATTGAAACAGGTTCAAAAAAGGAAGTAAAATCAAAATTTAAAGGATTTTGTTGAGACATATGGGTAATATTATTTTTATTAAACTTATATTATAATTTTAGGGTAAATTATTTTGATTTAAGTTGAAATGTATTAAAAAAAAAATTGATCTTTAGAATAAGTAAATAACAAATTAGAAACTTATGATGTCTAACAACAATAATGGTCAATTTGGTTTGGCTAACGTGGGTAATAGTTGTTTTTTAAATTCAACCGTACAATGTTTAGTTGGAACTGATGGATTACGAGAATATTTTTCGCAAAAATATGAATTAAAAAATGGAACAATAATTAATAAATTTCAAATTGATCTGGAATTCACCAAACAAAACAAAAATTTTAAAACTAAATCAAAAAAATTATTGACACTCCATTGGCATAAACTACTAGAAAAATTATGGTATGGTCCAGATCCTGAACACGAACATTGTTCTGTTGTTAATCCATTACCTTTTTATAAACAACTAGCAATTGTTGCAAATGAATCTAAAAAGGAATTGGCTTTCAATGGTACTCAAAATGATTTCCAGGAATTCTTAATTCTTTTATTGGAAGCTTTGCATGATTCATTAAGTCGCGAAACAAAAATGTCAATCACAGGATCAGATCAGAATGACATGGACAAAATCGATAGAATGTCATACGAAAATTATATTTTACATTTTGAAAAAGATATGTCTATTTTTGTAGAATTGTTTGTTGGTCAAATTTATACCAAAATAGTCGGGGTAGAATGCACACATGTATCTGAAAGATGTGATCCAATTCAATTCTTTCCTTTAGTAGTTCCAGAGTCTTCAAGAGATGTATCTTTAGAATATTTGTTAAAAGATTATAGTTCGGAAACAATATTGGACGGTGATGAAAAATGGTTTTGCGATAAATGTAATCAAAAAGTTAAAGCAATTAGTAAAATCTCAATCTGGAGATTACCACAATATTTAATTCTATCACTCGGACGTTATCAATATGTACCTTCTTTGCACAAAAGAAATACTAAAATTGATTATCCATTAGAAAATTTAAATATGTATCCGTTTTATTCAGGTTTTGAATCTAATTCACTTAAATATAATTTATATGCTGTGGGACTACACATAGGTAATCCTATGGGAGGACATTATATTTCTTTCAGAAAAAATCCAGATAACAATTGGTATAATTTTAATGATCAAAGTGTAAGTCAAATTTCACCAAATGTTGTAGTAAATCCAGGAGCATATTGTTTATTCTATAAAAGGTCAGATCTTTAATTTTTAACAGATGAATTTAATAGGTAAATTAAAATTTTATCTTATCTACTAAGTAAAGTTAAGAATGATTAATCAAACAAAAGTAATTTTTTTTCTATTAGCTGGTTTATTTGCCTTTTTGTTCTTAGTATTCATTTATTACTTATATGCTGAAAAATTTAATGAAAATGCAGTAATGGATAATGATTACTTAGACTTACAAAAACCAGATCAACTTGCACCAGAAAAATCTACACAACAAAATACCAATAATAACCTAAACACCAAAACAAACACTAGCACTAATGTAGGTATCTTTAATAAAAAAACAGGTACACCTGAAAAACAAGTATTTAATATTAGTGAAAATAAATATACTTACCCAGAAGCTAGAGCATTATGTAAAGCATTTGGTGCTGATTTAGCCACTTTAGAACAATTAATGGAAGCTTATCGCAAAGGTGCTGATTGGTGTAATTATGGTTGGTTAGATGGACAACTTGCACTTTATCCAACTCAAAAAGAAACTTGGGAAAAATTACAAAAAAATGATGATCCAGAAAAACGCAAAGCTTGTGGTAACCCCGGTCTTAATGGTGGTTATTTTGATAATAAAGATTTAAGATTTGGTGTTAGTTGCTACGGTGTTAAACCAGAACCTAGACCACATGAAAAAATTAAACACCCACTTATTACAGATGCTGATGCTGAACTACATTTAATGATCGATAAATTTAAACAAGATATTGATAATATTACTGTATTACCATTTAATAAAGACAAATGGGGTGCATGTTAATTTACTACCTAAGTATACACTTTTAAACCTTTTAACTTATTAATTTCTTCCTCAAAATTAACTAGTCGGTAATAAATTAAATCATTCTTATAAGGAATATTATCCCTCAAATCCATCATTATATTTTCTAAATTTATTATAATACTTTTAATATCCAGCTCTTTAACATCCCGGTTTTTATTTTCATATTCATTTTCATGTTCATGTTTATTAATATAATCAATGGCTTTTTGCTTTTTTTCAATTAGGTGTTCATATTTTGTTGTTAAATATGATGAGAAATTATAAATCAAAAATGATTGATATTCTTTATTCATATTTTTATAAAATTTTATAAGATTATCTAATGAATTTAATTTTGTAATTAAATAAGGAATTAAAAGCATATGAATAAAACAATCCCCGTTATCAAAATCATATTTTTGATGAGGGACATTAAATTTATAAAGCTGAAGATCAGATTGTTGAATATATGTAAAATTATATCCAGATTTTATAAATTCATCTTGCTGAAAAAAAGATGAAACTAATATCTCCATCATAGCTGGAATAGTATCTATTTTAGAATTATTATTATAAAATACAGAATATTCTCCGTTACAATCCCAATAATATATCTTTCTATTCTTGATTTCAATAATAATTAAAGTAGCATGAAGAGTTTTATCATCACAATTATCCAGATATAAAGGTAAAAATAAGAAATCATGTTTTGTATTTGCAATGTAATTAATTATATTTGAAACACACCAAGATTCTAAATAAAATCCTTTTGGACATGCATGAATATTAAATGGTGTTAAATTATGATCTAGAGTTTCTTCACACACCTTTTTAAGTTCTAAACTTTCAAAATCTAAAAAATAATGTTCTCTTCTCCAATCTAAATTATCTGATAAATTATTACACGCCAAATCATCTATCACTCTAAAAACTAAATCTCCTTTACTTAAAGTTAATTGATAATATTTAATTTCATCATACGAAAAAATATCAAAATACTCAATATCCAAATTATTAATCTTCAAATATTTTTGAAAATCTCTAAATTTATCTAAAAAATACTTTATTTCACTATTATCACTCTTTAATTTAGATAAATCTTCTTGAACCTTGCGTAAATTACTAATTATGGAAGTTGTCATTTTTTATTACAATATCGATTTCATATAATATACTAGTACCAAGTATTTCAATTTTTATCTAGATACACTATACTGCGTTTTTGATAATCATTTTTTCTATCAATGTTAAGATAAGATAATATGGATACACCAACTTCAGATAATATTAATTTAGAACAACTACACTCACTTGTAAATACATTAGTAAATAGAATAGAAAATCTAGAAGATCAACTTGAATCTAGTGAAACACTCATTGAAACTTTAAATGATGAAATTAAAACTCTAAAATCCAATTTAACTGGTATTAGAGGTCCACGGGGTCCTCCAGGGCCTCCTGGAATACAAGGTCCCGTTGGACCAAAAGGCCCTGAAGGTGCACCTGGAAAAGAAGGCCCAGTAGGTTTAAGAGGGCATCAAGGACCACCTGGTGATAAAGGCCCTGAAGGTGCACCTGGAAAAGAAGGACCAGTAGGTTCAAGAGGGCCTCCTGGGCCACCTGGTGATAAAGGCCCCATCGGTCCTACCGGTTCAAGAGGACCTCAAGGACAACCAGGTGATAAAGGACCTCCTGGTGATAAAGGACCTAGAGGTCAAGCTGGATATGATCAACTATTTGTAGTTGGCAAAGGAAACCATATTAAAAAAAGAAAAAATGCTAATAAAAATTCTAATACTGATCTAGATTTACATGTTGCACCTAAAAAAGCTCACGAAATTGATCAAAATATTCACAAAAATACAGAACAAATTGATACTGAAACTCACAAAGAACTAGAAAATATAGGAAATCGTGTATCATTATTAACATGTGATAACAACAAAGAAAATGATCTAGAATTAACACTAGACACCCCAAACATAAACCTAGATATCCTAGAAAATCAAAATGATCTAGAATTAACACTAAATATAAACCTAGATATCCTAGAAAATCATAATGATCTAGAATTAACATTAGACACACCAAATATAAACCTAGATATCCTAGAAAATCAAAATGATCTAGATCTAGAATTAACACCAAATATAAACCTAGATATCCTAGAAAATCAAAATGATTTAGAATTAACATTAGACACACCAAATATAAACCTAGATATCCTAGAAAATCAAAATGATTTAGAATTAACATTAGACACACCAAATATAAACCTAGATATCCTAGAAAATCAAAATGATTTAGAATTAACATTAGACACACCAA